TAGCTTTCAATTTAGCGAGTTTATAGTCAAGAAGTATGGATCAATTCCAGCAGCCATGGAAGAAATTGTCTACTATACGTATAACTCGACCGTAAATCCTGATGATCCAGAGTATGAGTATAACCTTAGTTATCTCATGGATACACTCACATATGACTATAAAGTAGCCAACGATCCATCTTTTCAAGTAAATCTTTGGTCTGCAAAGAGCGCATATGACTATGAATTAGATAAAAATGATGACAGTAGAAATATAAAGCTATTAGACGCTTCTTATCTAAATCAATTAAATCGCGAAATCTCCAACATATTTAAGAAATAAACATGTCAAGTGAATCTTCATCTGGTCCAAGACAAGTAGAATCCATAGGCGAATATCGTCTTAGTATTCACAGTATAATATTGAAAAAAATAAACGATGAGTCAATTGATATAACTTCAATGTTAGCCGGTCTCAACATCTATCAGTCGATATTTCAGCCGTTTATGAAGGCTGATATAATGCTCTATGACGCCGTGAGTCTGCACACAAACTTTCCTCTAGTCGGCGAAGAAACTATAGAGATAACTTGGTCGCCTACTTCACAAGGAACTACTGGCGCGGTGAATGAAGTCGGTAAAGACGAAGAAGAAATCTATAGATTAGTATTTTGTATTGATAAAGTAGAAAAACAAATAGCCAGCGCTAAGGGAACCGAGTCAATCTATATCTTAACTCTCTACTCAATAGAGATGTTAGATAATGTCAAGAAGAGAATTCAGGCTGCTTACAATACTACATATACGAGTGCGATTGGACTGTTGCTAGAGAATGAGTTGAATATGACTCAGAACGGCAAGAAGCTTAGAGGCATGACTGACTTAGATCAGCCAGAAGCTTCCAAAGGATCATTTAAGTTCATCGTTCCAAATATGAAGCCGCTAGATGCTCTTCTATGGATGGCAAAGAGAGCAGTCTCTACGGAATACGGAAATGGTTCTTACTTCGTGTTCTTTGAGAGATTTGACGGTTTTTACTTCAATACTATTGGGCAGATGATTAAATATCAAGCCACTCAGTCTATAAATCATAACTATGACGAGAACTATCCACGCGTAATAAAGAGATACTACTACATTCCAAACTACAACGAACACTCTATATCAGCGTACGGTCTACCAGTTAACGCTCAGCAAAGAATCCTTACTTCATTGACTATGAATAAAAGATACTCTACGTTTCAGAAGATACTAGGTGGTTACTTTGAGAATGAGCTGTATCAAATTGACGTCTATAATAAAGAGATCATATCTACTCCAAGCACTGTATTAACGAGTCCGATATACGGCGATAGTCCAAACAGCTTCAATAGTAAAGAATTTAAGAATCTAGCTATTACAAAAGATAGCGGTAAGGGAACTAAGACTAAGATTAAGTATGCTATCGTTCAAGATCAAGGCGACTATCCTAGTGCGCCAAACTATTTTTCTGAAAAGTACAATGAAGCTCTGCGCATACAGACTGCTATGGCTCAGATAAATATATCAGTTACAGCGTTAGGTGATACTCGAGTTCAAGCCGGCGACGTTATAGAAATTAAGATTCCGCCAGCTCATGGATTTACAGAGACGAGTAAATACGATGAATATCTCACTGGTCCATACTTGATAACTGATATTAAACACGCAATATCAATCGCCGGCGAATATACTATGGTAATGAACTTAAGTAGAGACACGTATTCTACTCCTATAGAAAACAAACAAAATTTTACACTCAATACACCTTCTGCTGTATCAAATCCGGCGAGAGAGAATTAAATAATGGCAGATGATAGAAATATCGCAGTAGCAGCAGATAAAGCAGCAGCAGTCGCTAATACTATAGCTTCTGCTGCAACTCTTCTTCAAGGAGTCCGTGACGCTCTAGGATTCACTACACTCACAAATATCGTAGCAGACATAGCAGCGACAGTCGTAATTCCACCTCCTCCAGTTCTTACACAAGCTCCTCTAGGATCAGCGTATCGTTCTAAGATGAATCAAGGAGATCTTCCTTGGGCTCTCGTAATGATGCCTACTACTTCGTCTGGGCAGTCAGGAATTGGAGTCAACAAACACGGCTTACATCCTGAGTCTTGGGTGGTAGGCTTCTTTGCTGACGGAGACAACTGCCAACAACCTATCATCGTCGGTACTCTACCCGGCGGCCCTGGAAAGGGTAGCTACATCGGTCAGATAGGAACTAACTTATCCACCATAGTCACCGAGTCCGCAGTGAATGCTACAAATAATGTCATAGAAAACTTAGTTGGATCAAATGTCGAGAAGGGAATGACTTTCTTAATAAAGTCTGGATACACCGCAGAGCAGTCTGCAGGCATCTTAGGATGCTTACAAGTAGAGTCAGGATCAGGATTGAATACGAAAGCGTTCAACTCTTCTGGTGGCGGACAGGGCGCGTATGGTGTAGCTCAGTGGCGAGGTCCACGACAAGAAGCACTCAGAGCGTTCGCAAATCAATACGGAAATGGAGAAGTAGATCGCATCGAGGTTCAACTAGGTTACTTAGTCAAAGAACTTAAAGAGATGCATCAGTACTCTGGACCAGCAGAAAAGCTTCTTCTAAATACTAGAACACCACAAGATGCGGCAATTGCTTTTGCACACTATGAGCGTGGAGAAGACTATAGTCCTCAGGCTTTTAGAGAGACTGGTTGTGGTTGTCAGTTCGATGAGAAGTACCTCAACGTCAGTAAGAAGCCGGTGAGAGTTGACATCTTAAAGAAGAGAATTAATAATGCGACTACGATCTATCAGTCATTTACAAATAAAGCTACAGCAGCTCCAAAGGGTTAACTATGGCTAACGTCTCTGCTGCTAAAAACTCTCTGAGCTCAATCGCTGGAAAGTGCACTGAGATCACAGTGACTTCCAGTGGAACTAAGCGAGGATCGGATACTCCTTCATCAGTTCCTCATAACTGCATATTTGTGTTTACTAATGGCTATGTAGCGGTAAACAATCCTAGCTCGCCGATTATTAACTTTATCTTAGAGGGTGGAAGCCGTGAGTGGGAGGGGGCATTGATTCAAGAGAATATATTTCCTTACTACTCTCCGGCACAGATGACCACTATAAAAGTATTAATAGACTTTTGTTTTTCTCGTAATAAAAATCTATTTGTGAACTCTGACTTATACATATAAACTGGAATCGATATGGCAGGATACAATACAAGCAAAGACAGCGGATTTCCGAGCGGCTACGACTATAATTCGGCTGGATCTGAGATGACCGCTAAGAATAGGCTTCAGACTCCGTTTGGATTTAACGCTTCTGCGCCTTCTGCTGCTCTAAATAAACATCAAGATCCATCGAGTACTCTTCCTATCGGTGTTCCGGGAACCAGCTATACTCCTCATAGCTCAGATCAAATATTTAGTACAGTCGGCGGGCACTTCGTCATCATGGGTAACGCGCCCGGAAACGAGACTGTAAGAGTTCAGTCAAAAGCTGGCGCCGCCATCGAGTTAAGCGACGACGGGTCGATTCGCATCGTGTCTGGTAAGGGCATGTATCTCTCTATCAACGGCGATAATCACGTCGTCTTACAGGGAGACTACGCTATCACGACTAACGGCGCCATGAAGTTCAAGGCAGGGAGTATCATCTTTGATACGACCGAGATGATCATGAACGTTCACGGCGACATGACGAAGTATGTAGATGGAGACTACAACGAGGAGATCTTAGGCGATCGTCATGCCGTGACTGCTGGCGACCAGTCTATGATGATAGGTGGAGACTATCGTGAGATCGTTACTGGTGACGCGAGAGATCAAGTCACCGGTGATAGAAAAGTAGAGACTGGCGGCGACTTTAACAATCTCATTAAAGGAATCTATCAAGTCAGCTCTATCGGTCAGATGCTTCACCTCACCAATAACAACGCCGTGCACTCTTCGCTTGGTTCTTACTCTATGACTTCTAAGGGTAACACGAGCATATCTTCTCAGTCTCTGCTAGACCTCACTGCGGCAGCTAACGTCACTATCGGATCAAAGGCTTCTTTAAGTATCACTGCAGACACAGGACTGTCTTTTCAGACTAAAGCAGATACTAAGTTATACTCTGACACGGGTATCACAGTCAACAGCAAAGCTTCTATACAGCTAACTGCGGCTAATAATGTCAGTGTAGATGCTACGAGTAAGATCTATCTGACAGCCGGAAGTAACATCGATGGTTCGGCAGGAAGAATCGACTGGAACAGTTCTTCGAGATCTCCAGTTTCTTCTGCTAACTCTGCGGCCGCACCCGGTGTAGGAATTCCTGCTCCTGCCACGTATCCTGAGTTACCTGACAAGAGCTTACTTCTAGACTCTATCAGCGACTTCTTGGCTACTAATGGAGAAATAGATAATATTGTATCTGCAGAACAGATATACATGCTATATTCAGAAGGTGGAGAAGCAGGTAAGCCTTCGCAAGCAATTCTGAATAGACTCGCAGAGAAAGGAATCGAGTATCCTCCGGTAACTACTGGATCTATCATCTCTACGGTCGACTCAGATAATCTTAAGTCAAATGTTACCGATACTCAAAGTGGTTGGAATCCGGGAGTAGTTTAATGTTTGATCAAAAAGACTATTATGGAAATCAGTATAAGTGGTTTATTGGCAAAGTAAAAGACGTCAATGATCCACTCAACTCAAATAGAGTCAGAGTCCATATATTTGGTATTCATCCGGATGAAGATCTTGTAACTGGTTCTACTGGAACTGTAGAGAGTACGACCGCAGAAAATACCAATCAAGGATTCAGCGTGACTCCACCGGGATCACTGTCTGCGGTTCCATCAGCCGCCGGTGCAGAGCTAACACCGGTAAATAGAAATACACTAATTAATCCTAGTCAAGAGACTGCTAAAATATCTCAATACTTTACCCTAGGTGACTTAGCGTTTGCCGGCACGACGAGTGGTCCACTTAATAGAGCAAACAAGAACCTTCTCTCTCAAGACATCGTCTATAACTTGACTAACTTAGCAGTAAATTGTCTAGATCCAATTAGAGAACAGTTTAAGAACATTCAAATTACTTCTGGATGGAGAGCTAAAGTTCCCGGTAGCGTAGGATCAAGTTCTAATCATCCAAACGGCTTCGCCGCAGACATACAGGCTGGTGGATCTTCGTATGACTTAGCTCAGTGGATTGCTATGAACTTGAAGGGAAGATTTACTATGCTGCTCCTCGAGAGTCGAGGATCTTCAACTTGGTGCCATGTTCAGCTCGGTTCTATAGGTAGTAATCAAGGCTCTCTGGCTAAACCGCTGATCGCTACGTACGTAAATGATAAGCAATACGCAAATAAGTTAGTCCTTGTAGGTTAGGAATTGAAATGGCTTCAGTATTTACAAATGCAGCGTATCTATTAGGACACATCAGGACTGAAGATCACGTATTCTATAATAGAATCTCTGAGCCGTTCGCCACGACTTCTGAGACGCTGGCCCAGTCTTACGGCGGATCATATCCATCAGTGACTGGAGGTACTCGAGTAGCCACTAACGTGTTGTCAAAGAATCCATTAATGACTAAGCCGTCAGTCGCAGGCATGCGCTACTTCGGTCAGTCTTCTATTTCTAAAGTTTGTATGGATCAAGCTTTACCTAGAAGGATGGGTCAGTTTCCTACTCCTCAGCACGGCTCTGGTATGAACTTTCACGACTTCAATACCAATCCTGTATTCGCGGGCTCACAGAATGTTGCTGGTGTTACCGGCGCTCTTCTATACGGCGGTCAATTTAAGAACGTCGCAGGAGCTTCCGCTCTAATCAGTGGCAGCTTAGGTACAATCGCCCTAACAGCTATTACTAACCTACTTAGTCTATCTCTTCCAGATAGTCTACAGTCTTCGATACCCGGATTAGCCAGCATGTCTAACGCGCTGTCTAGCTTAACGTCTGGAGGATTTGGAGGCAGCGTTAATATTACTGACGTCTTTCGCACATTTTCTACGTTCTCGTTTACTGATCCGACATCAGCTCTGCTCTCGAGTTCAATCACAGGCGTAGCATCTTCTGTGCTAGGTGGCGGCGGTCTATCGAGTATGTCTTCATCAGTTACTTCTATTCTCGGCACGGCTCAAGGATTTACTGGATCACTCTCTTCAATATCTCCAGGCGCTGCATTAAATGGACTTGGTGGTGGAACAGCATTGCTTCAGAACGCTCTAGATCAAGCTCTAAATAATCTTATTCCTGGAGCATCGATGGTAGTATCATCGACTTTCAATTCAGTCACGAGTATCGCAGGTTTATCTGGTGCTTCTCCTACTGAGTCTCTAAGATTCAACGATCGGGCCGCTATGATCTCTTACTCATCAGCAGCTACACAGTCTTTTGCTAGTGCTGACGCAAAGCCTTATGGCAATGACATATATAATAAAGGATTCTCTATGGCTGGAACCGTGAGTGAATACATAACAAAACGAAACTCTAAGGCTATATAAAAAATGGCTAAAGCTATAAATAATAACACACTATATAGTGACTTTAGAACTGACTTTGATAAGCATCCTGTCACCGGTGACTTGGCTAAATTAACAAATGAAGAAGCCGTAAAGAGATCAGTTAAAAATATATGTCTGACTGGAATCTATGAAAGATTCTGGAATCCAAGATTTGGCGCGGGCTTATCAAAGTATCTCTTCGAACCTATTTCTTATATTACTGAAGACTTGATTAAGAATGCAATTAAAGACGCTATAACAAACTACGAACCGCGTGCTCTTACACACGAAGTATACGTGACTGCTCAACCTGATCAGAATGCTTATGCTGCGACGATTGTTTTTACGGTAATAAATAATCCGAACGCAATTACTTTCTCGGTTCTACTCAATAGGATTAGATAATGGCCGCTAACGGTTTCATAACGACGGCTGAGCTCAACTTCGATACGTATAGAGCCAACTTAAAGACTTATCTACAGTCACAGCCACAGTTTACTGACTATAACTTTGACGGCTCAAACTTCTCAGTGCTACTAGATGTATTAGCTTATAATACGTATCTAAATGCTTTCTACATGAATATGATCGGGTCTGAGATGTTCTTAGACACGGCTACTCTGTTCGAGTCTGCATATTCACACGCCAAAGAACTAAACTACACTCCGTCTTCAAGAAGCTCTTCTCGAGCCGTAGTGACTATGACTCTGACGGGTCTAGCAAACACGGCGGCCTATGTTACTATTCCTAAGAACTATAGAATCAGTACTAATCTCAACAGTAAGACTTACCTATTTGCTACTCAAGACGCTCAAACAATTTCTAGGACTACTGGATTTGTCTCAGCAAACATAAGCATATATGAAGGTAAAGTAACTACTGAGTACTTTACTGAAGCAAATACTGCAGCTAGCAAGACTAGATACGTACTCGCTTCAGCTAACTTAACTACTTCTAGCATCGACGTTCAAGTCAAGTCTAGCGTGAGTACCAATACTTTTTATTCTTATTCGCGTGCAGATACCCTATACGGCCTTACTTCTACTTCTAACGTCTACTTCGTTCAGGGATATGGCGCTGGCAAGTACGAGTTAGTCTTTGGAAATGGAATTACGGGTGCTTCTCTAGTTCCAGGCAACGTCGTTAAAGTTAACTATCGTGATACACTCGGCGCTGAAGGTGACTATGCTGGCTCATTTACTGCTCTAGACACTGCTTATGCAGACGACGGCAGCGCAGTACAGCCTAACTTAATTCGTGTGTCTACCGTATCAGTCTCTGCTGGTGGTTCTGATAGAGAGTCGATAGAGTCAATTAAGTTCAACGCCCCGAGATACTACGCTACTCAAGATAGAGCAGTGACTAAAGAAGACTATATTTCTCTCATCAAAGCTAACTTTCCGTCAATTGAAGCAGTAGCAGTGTTTGGTGGAGAAGAAGATACGCCAAAGCAGTATGGTAAAGTTATCATCGTTACAAAGTCGTTTGGATCTGACAAGACACCCGATAGCACGAAGCTCTCGATTCAAAATTACTTGGCTAACAAGATGCCGCTATCTATCACACCAGATTTTCAAGAACCAGACTACATATACGTAAAAATTAATACTACCGTGTACTATAATCAGTCTCTTACTACTAAGACTACTTCAGATATTAAGTCTGCAGTTATTGCATCTCTAAGTTCTTTTAGTAAGACGAATCTTCAAAACTTCAATCAGAACATGAGATTTAGTAAGCTTACT